AATATTAATTCTAGTATGTAATATTTTTTTAGGAATATTGATATATAATTTTAATCCGACGGATGATGGAGATGGCGGCGATGATGAAAAAGATAAGAAAGATGATGGGGATGATGAGAAAGACGACGATGAATCAAGTAAAAAAAAAAGTAGTGAAAAAGATGATAGTAATATAAATGGTTGGTATATTGTACTAGGTATAGTTATTATCATATTGTTATTTGTTGTGTTTTACTTATTGCCAGTTTTAGTTCCATTTATTTTAATTGGTGCGTGGTTAATTTTTAGTAATTTTACAGATGTTAGAAGCTTTATATTGCCACTTCCTCAAATATTTAAAAAACCACTTGAAGCTGATAAAAATTTAAAAGATTTAAAAAAAATATTAAAAAATTTAAATGATTTTAAAATGGATAATAAATGTAAAATAGATAATCAAACAGATTGTAATTATTTATATAAGGAGTATATAAAATCCAAAGATTCTTCAACTTTAAATAAATTATTAAATCAATTAGAAAATTTAAAAACGGAAAATGGTGAGAATGATAAATCAGGATTAATTAATCAAGCAATATATATATTATACGAATTAATTAGTTGTAAATTATCTTTAAAATCCCAAGAAGCAGAACGATATGGTACGATTGATTGGTGGAAGCAAAATATTTTTATTAGCGATGACCCTATCCAACAATTTATTTGGCTCTTATCATTTGGATTATGTGTACTTTTCATATGTTATAATATAATAATTATTTGTAAAAATAGTAGTACAATATTTGATATAGAAAAAACAGATATGCTATATTTAATTATTGGGTGTTCTTTCATAGTTTTCGGGTCAATTTTATTAACAGGTTTGTACATAGGTTTAATATCTAAAAACAGAATAAAAGATAAAGTTATTGAGAAAAATATTGATAAAGAATATGAAAAATATGAACATACAGATAATAAATTGTCATTTGATTCAGGAAGTTATATAGGTTGGAGTTCATTTTTCGTTATTTTAATTATATTAGGAATTGTTAATTTTTTAACATATAAAACAGAAGTATTAAAGAATAATAAATATGCGAAAGTTGCAAGAGTTGCTTTTGTTAGTCTTATTATGACACTTGTTTTATTTTTCAATTCTTATTATGCATTTTTTATTCCTCAATTGGTAATAATTGGATTAATATTACAAAAATATATATTATCAACATCTATTAATGGTGATATTTTACCAACAATTATTAAGATCGTATTATTTATATTTATTTTAATCATATCCTTTTATAACACTACATATAATACAAAAAATCTTGAAAAAGATATATTAAAAGAAGATACAGCAGATATTATTACAAATGTTGGCGGTGAATATAATAAACAAATATGGTATATTTTTGGTATGTTTATGTTATTTATAATCCAAAATATTTATGAAAGTTTTAAATATGAAGACCTTGCAAAGATTTACCCTGATACACAATGGTCGCTATTATTAACTCCTGTAGCAAGGACAATAATTAATTTTACCAGAAGAACTGAATCTATTAAATTTGATAATATTAGTGTTAAAAACACTATTGTGGATACAACGCCTTGATAATTATATACCACGGTATATGCGATATAACTATAAAAAAATGAATTAATTTAAATTTTTAAAAAATTCAAATTAATAGAACAAATATGAGTAGCAAATCTATTGCGGAATCAACTTTGGAAGAATTAATAGAAAGAAAGAAAAAACATATATTTTTTATTCATTTAATTGATGCTGAAATTTCAAAGAGAAAAGGCGATACATCTACAACAAAAAATAATATATTTATCAAAAAGACATCTCCTAAGAAGGGGTCTCCTAAAAAGACATCTCCTAAAAAGACGGTGAATGAAAAGGTTTCGCCTAAAAATATAAATTGTACACGTGATGATATGAAAGCGATACTTAAAAGGAATAATATTAAATTTAAAGAAAATTCGAATAAGATAGAATTGCAAGAAATGGTTCGTAAGCATAATTTAGTGCGAATTGTTGAAAATTATCACAAAGAGCGAATAAATACATAATATATTTATTATGTATATTTATTATGTATATTTATTATGTATATATTGTAATTAAATTTATAAAAAATAAGATATAAGAAAATATTATAGATTATATTATATAATGAATAAAAAAATTATTGAGAATATTAAATATTATCACGATTTACCATATTATTATAAAGATGTTTGCTATAGTAAAGTTAGATACTATTTACAAACATATGTTAATACCACATATAGTCCATCTAAAATAACAGATAATATTTATATCTCAGATTTTCCATCTGCTTGTAATAAAGATAAATTAAAAGAGGATGGAATTACACATATATTATGTGCTATTTTGGGATTAGACCCTATTTTCCCAGATGATTTTTCATATAAAAATATTCACGTTAGAGACGTTAATCACGAAAATTTAAATAAATATTTTGATGAATCTGTTGATTTTATTGATTCAGTTGTTAAAAGCGGTGGTAAAGTATTAGTACATTGCTCATATGGGGTTTCAAGAAGTGCTAGTATAGTAATCGCATATTTAATAAAAAAACATAATTTATCATACGATGAAGCATATGAATATGTTAAAAATCGCAGAGATATTATTGAACCAAATAGCGGATTTAAAGAACAACTTAAAAATTTTTAGATAGATATTATATTGTATTTATAAATAAATTATATTGTATTTATAAATAAAAAATTAAACACTTTTAATAAATTCCCAATTTAATTCTTTACAAATTCCCTCCCATATTCTATCTTGTTGATGTAGTTTTTCTCTACTTTTTAATAAAGGAAATAAACTTTTTAATTCATCTAATCCTAATAATTCAACAAATTTATGTAAAACATAAGAATATGATAAGAAATTTTTTCTGTTTTTTTGTATATTCGGACAAACTTTTGAAAAAGGCTCTTGAATTTCTTCAAACATACGTTTAAGCTTTTCTTCAACATTTGGTTTAATTGTAGGAGGTTGTTTCCCATTTAATCTACAAATAATATGAGGTACGTGCTCATAATATTTATTATATTCTAATTTTTTTAAATAACCTCGAACTTTATCGTGTGTTAATAATGCTAAATTTGTAATCCGTTCTTTTTTAATTTCGAGCAATAATTTATCAAATATTTCTTGATTTATATCTGTACTTTCTCGTGCTTGTGTTTGACTTAACCATTCTGAAAAATGATTTCTCCTTTTATAAGCAAAATAAGAAATTTCTGGCGGAGGGTCTTTATATGATGGTTTATCACTATCAATAATAACAAAATCTGTTTGACCACATCTTTGGCATACCATTATACCTTCTGATTGTATTAATATTTTTTCGGCATCACAATTAGGACATATTGTATAGTTTTTATCCAAACTTGTATTACCAACATAAGATGTATCAATAATTTTTAAATAATTATTTAACATATCTGCTCTTTGAAAATTTTCACTAGTTATTACAAAATCACTCATTTTATTTAAATTATTTTTAACATTTGTTTTATCTGTTGTTGTATTATCTTTTGTTGGATTATCTGTAGTAGAAAAAAAACTAATTACTGAATTTTTAGATTCATTATTAACATTTAATGTTTTTTTTTTATTATTTGAAGAAATTTTATCAAGATTATTGTAATAATCACATAATAAATTACTAGTTTCCAAAAAATATTTATTTTCTTCTTCTGTTTTATCTATTTTTTTTATTTCTAATTCAATGTTTTTAATTGATTCATCTAAAGAAAATTTTTCTTCCAATTGTTCATTTGTCAAAGCTTTATTAGGGATTTTCTTTAGCTGATTATGTTGTGATTTTAATAAAGATAATTCTTTACGCTTTTCTGGCAAAGATTTATTTAAATTTTTGAAATGTTTTAACATTTCTGTGTGTTTCGCATCAAGTGTAATACGATTATCGCCTATAAAAGGTTTTTTATTTTTTGATTTAAACATAAAATTTCATAATATTATATAATATTTAATCTTTAAGTAATTAATAGTATTTTTATTATAATCTGCGTAATATTTTATATAAATAAATATATAAAAATAATATATTTTAATGATAATTGAAAATAATGTAGAAGACACATCTTTAATTTTACAAAAAATGATATTTATATATAACGCATTATTAAATGGTTGGACAATAAGAATGCTTGAAAAGAATAAATTTGAATTTATAAAAGATAAAGAATCAATTAAAAGAGAAGTTGATTTATCGGATTATTTAAGAAAATTTATACAATATAATTTAAATATAGAAAATTTAAGAATATAAAATTATTTTTTATCTATTAAATAAATAAAAAAATTATTTATTTAATTTAATATTTTAATTATTAATTTAGTTTTAATTAAAAACTTGTGTATATACCATTGTTTGTTTATTTTATTTTATAGAATTAATTAATAAATTAAAATAATATCTGAAATTTTTTTCTAAGCATATATTATAAAAAAATGGGAGGAGGATTAATGCAACTCGTAGCTTATGGCGCACAAGATATTTATCTTACTGGTAATCCACAAATTACCTCAAATTAGAGGGGTTGAAAAGTAGCGTGTATGTCATAAGAAAGATATTGACATAATAAAACACTAAATGGTCTTTCCAGATATTTTGAAATAAAATTTATTTTATAGGAAATTTTAATATTTTAGATTTTATATAAAAATATTTGCCATAGCTGCTAGTATTATATTTTTAATTAAATATGATGCGACACTGCTCAATTGCGGGAATCCCCTTAGAGCTCTAACTACCCATTCTTATTGAGAAATCTTTAAGAAGAACCCGGTTAATGGCCGGCTCCAATGGTAAAAACGTTAGAGATTGGGCAATCCGCAGCCAAGTGCTAAACCTTTATAGTCTCTTTTAAGAGTTTTATAAAGGCATGCTAATGGTTCAACGACTAAATGGTAGTGGGCTTTTTATAAATATTATATAAATATTATATAAATATTATATAAATATTATAAAAGGCTTAAGGTATAGTCTAGTCCCTCATTTTAATTTTAATTAGATAATAATTATATATTAAAATAGTTAAATACTGCGAAAGCAGGGGTATTAACGTTTTCAAAGTGGTTTACAGAAGACACACTAATTTCTCAATGGAATCAATCGAACAAACCTTTAATGGTCAAGCAGATTTCGGAAAGAAAGTTCAAGCTACAATTTCACGCAATGGTGATTTAATTCACCGTATGTATCTCCAAGCAACATTACCAGCTGTTGAATGCCCAGGCTCAGATTGCTCTGATGGTATGTCAGGCTTCAACGAAAAATGCTTCAGATGGGTTAACTATGTTGGCCACGCTTTAGTCAAAACTGTCGAAGTTGAAATTGGCGGCCAAAGAATTGACAAACACTACGGTGATTGGCTTAACATCTGGAATGAACTTACCCAAGAACCAGGCCACCAAGTTGGCTATGACAATATGGTTGGTAATACTATTTTCTTAACTGGCGCAGCACAAAGAAGCACAGAAGCAACAACTCTTTACATTCCATTCCAATTCTGGTTCTGCAGAAACCCAGGCTTAGCTCTTCCTCTTATTGCACTCCAATACCACGAAGTCAGAATCTGCCTTGAATTCAGAAACAAAGAAGAATGCTACGTTGCTTGCAATAAAGCTAGTGGATGCAGTGTTGGAGAATGCGATATCTGTGTTGGCTCTCTTGAATATGCATCTCTTTTCGTTGATTACATCTACTTAGATACCGATGAAAGACGCAGATTCGCCCAAGTTTCGCACGAATATTTAATTGAACAATTACAATTCACCGGTGATGAACCCGCAACAAACACCAACGTTAAGATTAAACTTAATTTCAACCACCCAGTCAAAGAACTTATCTGGGTTGCTCAACGCGCTGATTTCTGCTGCAGTGGTGTTAACCAATGGAATAACTATACTGATGATTATGATAATGATTGCTGCGAAGAAGGATGTGATGATTGTCCAACAGGCTGCACAGTCTGCGGCGATAGCGACTGCTGCCTTCTCAACACCAATGTTGATACCGCATATGGTGGCCGCACAGCATTCCCACAAGGCCCTAAAAATTTCCCTAATGCAGGTCCCGATGGCGCTGTCTGCCTTTCTTGCTACCAACGTTGTGATAATGACGCAAATGGTAATCCTCGTTCTATGCCAGCAGGCCCAGGTGGTGATGGCTGTGGTCCAGTTAACTTTGGTTCCATCAATGTTGGTTTCGGTGGCGGTGCTGACCACGCTCTCTACCCACTTAACGCAGGTAGAAACCCAGTTGTTAAAGCTAAACTCCAACTTAATGGACATGATAGATTCCAAGAACGTCTTGGATCGTACTTCAACCTTGTCCAACCATACCAACATCACACCAACGTTCCTTCAACAGGTATTAACGTCTATTCTTTCGCACTTAAACCAGAAGAACATCAACCATCGGGCACATGCAACTTCTCCAGAATTGATAACGCATGCTTACAAATGCAACTTACCCCTAAATCTGTCGCTAAGAACGCAAACGTAAGAGTCTACGCTGTTAACTATAATGTTCTTAGAATTATGTCGGGCATGGGAGGGTTAGCATATAGTAATTAAATTTAATCCCCATTCAAGATTAAAAATTGAAAGTATTTAAAGAAATAACACATTATATATTTTATAAACAAAAACATATAATGCCTCATCACTACACATATAATTCAGAAACTAAATCTATGGTAGTGGAAATAAATGATAACACTAAATTATATTTGGATCCAGAATATTTAGAAAAGATACATTTTTCTAAATCAAAATATTCTTCACCTAAATGGTTTGTAGATGATAATCAATTTATTTATACACATGATACAAACTATAATAAATCGTATTTATTAGAGCTTATTTATGGTTATTCATTCAAACAATATTACTACACATTTAATGATATGAATATATTCAATTATACAAAAAAAAATGTACATATATCTCCCAAAGTGCGTGATAATTTGCCAAATAATGTCGAAATTTTGGAAGAATATATAGGACATGCAAAGAGTAAGGGAAAGTGCGCTGGTATGATGAAAAATCCATATTGGAAAGTTAAAGATAATGATGAAATATATTATATTATGTATTGTGATACAAATGCTTATACAAAATTTTCATTAGAATCTATTAATAAAATTATGGTTGTTGCTGGTGTTAATGGAATTCCCACATGGTCAAGAATGAAAAATGGTTATATTGGTACTCATATTAATAATACAATTATACATTTACATGCATGGCTAATGAACCATTATGGTCAAGGAAAAGGACAAATGAGTGTGGATCATATAAATAGGGAGAAATTAGATAATAGATTAAGTAATTTACGAATAGTTGATCAATCAACACAAAATAAAAATACAGATAAACGAAAAAGGCAAAAAAATGCGCAACCATTGCCTGAAGGATTAGTTGAACTTCAATTGCCAAAGTATATAACATATAATAAGGAAAAAATGACAAAAACAAATGGAACAATTTATTATCGTGATTTTTTTAGAATTGAGAAACATCCTAAATTAGAAAAAACATGGTCATCTTCTAAATCTGTAAAAATTGATATTAATGAAAAATTGGATATGACCAAAAAAAAATTATATTATTTAGAAAATAATATAGAGGAAGAAAAAGAAAATAAACTTCCTAAATTTATTTATGAAACAATTGATAAAAGAACTAATAAAAAAGTATTAGTTTATGACAGAAAGAATCATGATACTAATAAAAGGGAAGGTATGAAATTCACGATGAAGACAAATTTATCTTTAGAAGAAAATCTTGAAATATTTAGAGAAAGAATAATGAATAAATATAATATTAGAATTTAATCATTATTATAAAAAATAGAATTTTATCAAATAATTCTATATAGATTATATTTAGATAGTGAAAAATTATAAATGTTTATTGGAGGAAAAATTAAGATATTCCATAGTACTTCTATAACCTTCTGAAATTAATTTATCTTTAACACTATTTTCTAAATTAAAATCTGTTGTACTAACACCTAATGTATTTATTGTTATAGTTCTTTTCCAATAGTGTTCATTTATATATAATCTTTCAATTTGATTTAATAATGCTTTTATTAAATTATATGAATAATTTTTAATATTTTTAACTTCTTTATCATAATGATGTATAATACAATCTTTATATTCATCCGCACCAGTTAACTTAAATCCTAATGTTTTTTTATATTTAGTAAAATAGTTAAATGGATAGTTATTTAATACACCTCCATCTATATATAAATCATTATTATATTTGACTGCTTCGAAAAAAAATGGAATACACATAGATATTCTAATTGCTGTTTTAACGGGCATATTTGGATAATCAACATAATTAAAATATTGTACTACCCCTAAATCTAAATTCGTTCCGGTAATTATAAGATTTGTTTTATATTTTTTATGTAATTCTAAAAATGTTATATTTTTATTACCTGTATATTGTAATAATATTTTTTCTATAAAATGTAAAAAATAATCTCCTTTATACATACCATATTTTGAAATAAAATGATATAATTTATTTATTATACCCCATCTTTTATCTAAAAATTTATTAAAATCTATATCTTTCATAATTTTTTCTATTTCTTGTGAAGATAATTTAATAGAAATCGCTAAGGCAATAATTGCTCCCGCAGAAGATCCAATTATATTTTTAATATTTTTCATTAAATCTTTTTCTTCTAATGCTTTAATCGCACCGCAAAAAGCAACTCCTTTTACCCCACCACCTTCTAAAACTAAATTTTCTATCATATATTATATAATTATATAATTATATATTAGTAAAATAATATTAGTAAAATAATATTAGTAAAATAATATTAGTTAAATAATATTACTTAAAAAAATAATAACAATTAATATTTAAAATAATGAGTGAACACACCAGAAAAAAAAGATGTGTAAGTAGTAATAAAAATACAACTGAAGCATATCATATTAAAAATGAAAATTTAGATAAATGGGAAAAAGAATTTAATAATGACCCAACTAATATAATTGTTAAAAATGCGATTATTAATGTTGGTTCGAGTAATATTGCTGTAGATTCAACTGAATCTAGAAATATTACACATTTATTTATGAATAGTTTAAAAAAGAAAAATTTAAAAGCAACAAACCAAGGCCATAGTGGTAGATGTTGGATGTTTTCTGGATTAAATACATTTCGCCATTTATTAATTAAAGCGTTAAACTTAGAAAATTTTGAATTTTCAGAAACCTATTTATTTTTTTATGATAAATTAGAAAGATGTAATTATTTACTTCAATGGTTTATTAATCATCCGGAATATAAAATTGATTCTAGAGAAGCTCAATTTATGATGTCGGATTGTACATATATGAGTGATGGTGGATATTGGCATTCTTTTACAAATTTAATTAAAAAATATGGTGTAGTACCAAAAGAAGCAATGCCTGAAACTTGGCAATCGCAAGATTCAGATGATTTAAATAAGGAAGTATTATATAGGTTATATGCGTGTGCTAATTGGATTTATAGAAATCATAAAAGTAAGACATATGATGAATTGATGGTGCAAAAAAACACTACTATTAAACAAATTTATAATATTTTGGTAAAATATTTGGGTGAACCGCCAAAAGATTTTACTTGGTATTATGAAACAGAAGATAGTGAAAATAGTACAAATGCGTTAAAAAGTTCGCCGAAAGAATTTACGGAAATGTGTTTATCTGGTTTAGATATGGATGATTTTGTTGTATTATCAAATTTTCCAACACAGGATTGTAAAGAAAGAAAAATCTATGAAGTTAATTGTACTTCAAATATGACAGATGGTAATAATACTTCATTTTTAAATTTACCAATTTATGAATTGAAAAAATATGTTAAAAAATCAATTTTACAAGGATTGCCGGTATGGTTTTCCGCTGATGTTTCGCACGGTTTTAATCACGCGAGTTCTTCATTGAATAATGTTATTTCTAATACAAATTTACTATTTAATGAATCTATTAAGTTTCCAAAAGGAGATAGGGTTGAATTTTTTGTATCAAATGGGAATCACGCAATGTTGATTTTAGGTGTTAATCTGGATGAAGATGAGAAACCAATTAATTGGCAAATTGAAAATTCGTGGGGATATGCTGATAGCCAAGAATTAGGAATGGATGGATTTTTAACTATGAGTGATGAATGGTTTGAAGAGAATGTATTTCAAGTAGCCGTTCATAAGAAATTTTTATCAAGAGAATTACAGAGATTATTAAAACAAAAACCAATTTTAATTGAGCCTTGGAATTCTATGGCACCGGCATTAAGAGTTAAACCGCTTGATGCGCCGAAAAATTATCTAAATATTTTACAAAGAAAGCGTAAATAATTTATTATAAATGAGAAGAAGCGGACGTTTAGTCTTAGGCTTCTTCTTTTCCCTGCAAGGGGTTGCACTTGCCCTTGTACAGGGATAGTTTCTCGAAGAAATTAAAAGCGTCTCTTTTCACCTCTAAGATGTCCTCCAATTTTAAGAGTTTTTTTTCCGCTTTGTTCACTAAGCGGTCACCTTTGGAAAATTTTTTGGCGTATTTGTAGACATAATATGCTGTCAAATAGCCCCATTTTGATGAAAATAGTTCCATCAAAATGTCCAAGACGTGAAACGGATACAACTCACACAACTCTGGTGTCAGAAGTTTCCTAATAATACGTTCGTAATACCCACCCTCTGTCGTGGGGGACACGTAGCACATAAGATACCTAATGTTCTCTCGTAAATCGGCATTTTGTGGTGTCAAGTCACCATAAGCAATCATCCGCATGCGAACAATTACGGGAGAACTCTGGTAAACAATATACCCAAAGAACACAAGCTGAATGAAATCAATCTTCAATATCAGCTTTATGTGAGAAGCATTCTTCATGGTTTTCTTGAAAAATAAGGATGTTGCGCCCCGTATCTGTAAGGAGTTCCCCGAGCGAAAACACTTCTCAAGCTCTTCTATGGTGTTGTGCGGAATGCATTCAAGCAATGTGCCCTCTAACTGAAGCCGCAGATACTCAATCAGGTTCATATACCACCGGTTGCTCCTGCTGTAGTATTCCGCTTTGTAAGTTCTGCGGAAAAAGCCGAAAATGTCTTCAATTGCTAAGTTTGACATGACAAAGTTAGCAAGTTCACGGTGGTGAGAATCATTTTCAAATATGAGCAAAAACGCGTAGGAAAAAATTTCCCCATCGTCATTCCGCAACAAGAATGCCAAAACATCCGTGGACAAATCCTTCCACTTGTCAGAAAACAACAAAGTTAAGATATCCAGAGATTTCTTTGGATATTCTGTACCCTTTCGGAGAAGGATGGAAAAGAATTCCTTAAGGTCCTCATGGTCCTCAAATTTCGGAGTCCTCAATAATAAGAGCTTGATGCGCATCCTCACCAACCACCATTTGTTATGATTAAGGTGTCCAATACACTGCATCATCATTCACAGTTATAAGTACACTTATAATTAGGTTTCCGTCATTTTTTTTTGACTCTATATGTTATTATATGTTAAATAATAACATACTTGCACACGACAGGATTCGAACCTGTGCGAAGATTTACCTTCATAGGAACTTAAGTCCCACGCCTTAGACCAACTCGGCCACGTGTGCTATCATATATAAATATGATAGCACATATAATAATGTACAAAATGGTCCCAGTGGGGCTCGAACCCACGACCTCGGCGTATACCTAATATATAATATATAAGCACCGCGCTCTAACCAACTGAGCTATGGGACCGTAAAATCCTCAGCGAGGCTCGAACTCGCAACCTCCAGATAACAGCTAAAAATATTAGAAGTCTGGCGCTCTTCCAATTGAGCTATGAGGACCTATATATTATACGTAGGTATTTTTTTAAATACTTTTTTTTATAAAATTATATAAATTAATTTTTAATTATATAAATTAATTTTTAATAAGGGATGTAGCGTGAAACGGGCAATATTTCTTTGCGCTATTTTTTTCTATATATATACAATTCTTTTTAGAACATTTAACTATTTCAGGTACATTTTTAGAACATTCTATACATTTAATATTTCTTGTATAACATATTTTTTTACAATTATCGCAATATTTAAAATTATTATATTCTTCATCTGGAATGTTTTTTAATCCTATATAGGCAATATGTCCATCTGTATGATGTGTATATTGCTGTTTATCTTTATTAATGCTACATATTTTACATATTATATGTTTTTCTTTACATATCTGATGGCCTTTAATCCCGCATATTGTACATATATGTTCATAATTTTTATGTAATTCATCGCAATATACACAATGGTCTTTCATAGTATGTCCCGTTTTATTACATTTTTTACATATATGCTCGCGTGTTAGATGATTATTTAAACAATATTTACATAGTGTGTGGTCGGTATTAATATGATTATTGGCTCCACAAGTTATACAATATTTTCTATTTGTATTCCCCATTTCTTTGTATAATTTAATATATAATTATATATTTCATATTTTTTTTCACTATTTTATCCACAATTTTCTACTAATTTCGGCAATTTCCGCAAATTCCGCTAAAATATGGCTGATTTTTGCCAAAAATTCGCCCTATATGTAAAAAAAGTTTAAATTTTATTTATTTATAAAAAAAAATATACAAAAATATTTATTTATTATAAAATTTTTTATAACAAATAAATTAATAAATAAAAAAATCCCCCCCCGAAAAATGAAAAAGAATAGAAAAATAGAAAAAAATCACGAATTCTATTTTCTATTCTTTTTTGTTGTTTCAACCCTCTTTTACTGATAAGCACCATTTTTTATAAAATTATTTATAAAAATATTAAAATTATGGTAATGTGAAAAAAGCACTTTCGGTGATAAAATTAGCTATTTTAGCGGTGATTTTTTATCACCGGTGAAAATCATCAAGAAATCTTGTCATACTTGTTATTTTTATTAGTTATTTTTTGTTAAATATTTGAACTATGTCTGAAAAAACGGAACAAGTAAAAAGAATAGAAAATAGAATTCGTGATTTTTTATCGATACAGCGGTGATATAGAAATTTGAGATTTATAAGATATTTTTGTAAAACATATAAATATATGAATATATTATATAATAATTATGAAATATTGTTTTAGATGTGGAAAAGAGACGAAAACTAAGAGTAATTTAAATAGTCATTTGAAAAATAAGAAAGAGTGTAATATAATATATTTAGATATATCGCGGGAGAAAATAATTAATAATTATAATAAATATTATGATAAATATATAGAATGTATAAAAGGTGAGAAACCGTTAGAAAAGATATATAGATGTTATTATTGTGATAAAACATATATTAAAAAAAATAGTTATAATGTTCATAAGAAAAAATATTGTAAAATGAAAGAAAATATAAATAAACGGGAAATATTTAATGATTTTTTACATACAAAATATAATTTATTAAAATTAGAATATGAAGAAAAGTTAAAAACAAATACTGAATTAATAGAAAAAGAATTACAAAATAAAATAAAAACACAATTAGAAAATAAAATAAAACATTTAGAAGATAAAATAATACCTTATACAGAAGTTAATAATAATATTTGTAATAATATTATAAATAATAATATAAATAATAATATAAATAATATAAATAATATATTTATAATAAATAATTTTGGCGAAGAAAAAATAATTATGAATGCGAAAGATTGCGAAAAAATAATGTCATATGAATTTGATATGATTATTAAACTAATAGAATATATTCATATAATTCCACCTGAAAATAGAAATGCATTTATTCCAAGTGTTAAAGAAAAATATGCTATGATTTTAAAAAATCAAAAATGGAATTTAATAGATAAAAAAGAATTTATAAATAATTTAATTATAAATAAAAATATAATGTTAGAAAAAATGTTAGACCAATATGGCCCGCAATTTATAAATGTTAACGCGAACCGCTCCCGCAGTGTAATAAATTATTGTAAAAATGATGAAGAAGAATGCAAAAGAATAAAAATGAACGCAAATTTATTACTATTTAATAATAAAGATATGATTAGAGACACTTATGGTCTAAAATATAATAAAAAAATAAAAATATAATATTTCTTATTATTTATGATAAGAAATATTAACTATTTATAATAAAAAATATTAAACTATTTATACTAACTACCAGTCCACTTATAACAAGGCAAATTATACAATAAAACAAATTATTCAATAATACAGAAAAATACAATCAAATATAATCTACTTTTTATTAACATTTTTCTTCTTAATAATTTTTTTAACATTTTTATTATCATTATTTACTTTAACAACATCTTCCTCCAATTCTTCTTTAATCATACCTAAATTATATTCTTCTGTATTTTCTATGTTATAACCAAAATCAAAATCATCATCCATAATTTCTAATTCATCATCCATATCTTCATACATTTCATTTAATTCCGCATTAACTTCATCTTCACCCAATTCGTCTGGTTCAAAGTCTTGTTGTTCATCATCCGGTATTCCATAATTAAATAATTTTTCTTCATCTAATAATACTTCAAACATATTTGTTCCACTGGGAACTAACTGTCCAAACATAATATTCGCAGATACACTCGTCATTTTATCAACCTTACTAAATACAGAAGCATTAATAAATTCTTTAGTCACCTCCTCAAATGATGCTCTGGTAATAATTCCATTATCTGGTGAACGATTAATACCGTGTCTATCAATTTGCATAACAATACCTCTATAAGTCATAATATCAACAAATAAATTAATATGTCTTTGATTAACACCCTCATTTATAAAAATATTTTGTAATTCTTTTGTAATTTTTGTCCTAACACCTTCAATTCCAAATATTTGATATGTTTCAATAATATCATTTGTTGAAGTTCTAGTTTTATCAATATAATTTAATGTCATAATATCTAATAAATTAGTACCATCTGTTTTCAAAAAATATTCTTTATTAATCTTATAATTTCCATCCGGTTCATAACCAACTATATTATCTGTTTTTAATTCAACTGAATTAACATCCTTAACACCCTTAAGCGTAATATTTAATATACATTTTTCAAATTCTTTAAAAAATGATAAAAAGTTCTCATCTTCAATCTCATTTTCTACACGAATTCTCATTATTAAATTAGAACTATTATCATCATTTATAATACATTGTATTGAATCTTCATTATGAGAATTTGATTTTATAGCTTCTTCTATATCAGCCATTAAAATATTTTTAAACATCATTAATTCTCTATCAAATTCAATTCTTAATACCCACTTACTTAAATTTTCATTATTATTAGCACATACAATATTATTAAATTCATAATATAGTTTAATAAATTCTAAATCTTCATTTTCATCTATATTTATACCAACTTCATCAATATTTTCATATAAAATTTCAGTTTTAACTATAATACTATTCATCTTTGTATATAAAATATTATTTCTTATCTTCTCAGCCTTTTCTTCATTATTGCTATATTCATTCTCTAAATAAATATTCATCGAAGGAGTCTTCATATTTTTAGATAAACTAATAATCTCCTTCATCCTTGGAACACCTGATGTCACAGCAATAGAACCCGCTGAAGCACCTGCTTTATGAAATGTATCATAACAACATAAACCATTCGATATAACAAATGTTCTAGTATCTTCAACAGTTAAATCATATACATATTTTCTTTCATATTCAATTTCCTCAATCTTAATAATTTCATCAAAATATACATCTGAAGAAATTGCCTTAGATAATACTTCATAATCTTTATGCGAATTATCAATATTCTCAAATAATTTTAATAAATCATTTTTATGTATTTCACCATTAACTAATTCAGTATTAAATCCAGGAATAATATCAAAATCTTCATCATAATCTGACACATATGCTATTTCTTTTGTATTTTCATTCATAGGGAAATTTTTCATAATTGGTAATTTATCTCCAACCTTCAATTTACTCCCTTTTGTTGCTACAATCTTATTATTCACTCTTGTTAAGAATGATTTTGCCTTTGTAGCTTTCACTGTTCTACCAGTTCGCGTAGTTACATTAATTAATGTATTGCTCCCATCTTTATTAATAACCGGATGTCTTGTTACTGCTTCAATTTTTTTCCACGATATAACACCATCTTCATCAACCGATATAACTTTATAATCATCTGTATCTTTTGTCCATCTTAGAACAGTATCATTCGGATGATTTTCAATTAAAGATTCATCTTTTGTATTTTCAACTATTTCATCAATAAATTCTCCAATCTTAACATCAGCACTATTATTACCATCTTTAAGAATTAGTATTTTTTCATTATATGCTACACTATTTAGAGTTAACTGTTGATTTGATTCACCAAGTGATTGTGCAGCGATTGGTCCAACCATTTCGCCGGGTTGTACAAATGCACTTATTAATTTATTTTCAATTTGTTTAATAATATAATCAAATACAAATTTATTTAATTTATGATGTGTTAT